CCGATAGCTCGACTAAACATCTAAAATGTATATTTATAGTCCCCATCTTAAATGTGAACTATAGCCGAGCTAAATTAACCTGTTATCTATCGGCAAAAGAATACAGGTGAGAATTACAAAAAATTACAATAACATTCTCGATTATTGTAACCCCGATTATAATATAAAACGACGCAGTCATCGGAAAACTTGCGCGTGAGAATTGTGAAAACTACACACACACTCTCAATGTGTGTAGCCCCGATTTTAAAATTTAAAGTAATCGGATACTTTATGTGGAATTGAAATAGCACACCTCAATGCTATACAATCCTGGTGTGTCTGAAACTACAGTGGAAAAAGGCAACGATTGTACTGGCCCATTCCACGAGGGAGTCATCTGATAGTACACTTTATTTGGTGCAACTCCAACGCCAACTGAAGGAATTAGAACGGGGGGGGCTGCCACTTGATAACCGTAGCGACCTTCATCTGATATACCCACATAATACTCGTAAGTAACGTTCTCCACTGCAAAACTTCCTCCGGATCCAGCCTCATACAAAGGAGCGGCTATTTTCATTACTATGTGACCTAAATTATGAGTGGCTAAAGATTGTAAATTAGCATTATCAGTTTGACCCATTTTAGTATAGTCACCAACAAAACGATATAGAGCCATGTATGGAACGACAAACTCAGTTATAGACGATGACATTCCTACTCGCGCTCCTTCAGATCCTGGAAACGCAGCTTCAATTTTCATTTTATAAAAACCTAAGTCACTATTTATATAATTGGGCCGTTCTACTGCCACTGTTTGAATATTATATTTTTTACTAAATGTTTTTGAAGGACCGTTAGCATCTGGAAATTTATACATTTCATTAATATCTTCATATAAAGTGCTTGTTGATGGTGGTTGAGGCTCTGTTCCTATCCAATAAGTTTCTCTGGCGTTCAATGAATAGCTTGGCGGTACATACCATGCTTCAGAAATGGGCGAGCCATTAACTATTATCTTTACTTTAACTCCGCCAGTATATCCTAAAAATAATCTAGATAAAAGTGCAAGCGATGATTCATAGGAGGTAGTGTCGCCAGGACTAAGCGGATCATACGTTGGTTCTAACCCTAACATCTTGGCTACAGATAGCACTACCGTTCCGTTGCTAGCTGTAAACTCCTCTCTAGATATTTTGGTAGCATACTGTTTAATCATTCTTCTGGTGTAATCTCGAATGGATTTGATAGGTCTAAAATCATACAGCGTGTCTACGTCGTTGGTGTCACCAGTATTCAAAATTGCTTGTTGGTTACTCACATCTACTGTGACTGCGGCCTGAGCTTCGAAAACTCTCAAATTCTTGGCTGATGGTGCGTCGGAAAAATTATTTAAGGCTTGCAACGGTTGTACTGCATATCCAAAATAATCAAAATCGTCTCCGCAACTCAAATAAACGTTAAAACTAATATCATTCGACACGGAACCATTAGAAACTAAAGGCTGATATAAATAAATATAATACATGCCATGTTGTAGCGCATTAAATACGAAATCTGTTGAACACGGTAATTGATTCATTAAACTGCAAAAAGGTAACTCTATTGTCTGTACTTGACCACCGGCTGAAAATTCCAGCGTCTCTGTCAACAAATTAGTAACAGACTCGTAATCAGGATAAGCAAAATGCATGCTAGTATCAGGTGAATAATTTCTAGCAACTACTAAACGACAATAATGAAAATTGGACATAACAGATTGAATATGAATCTTCAATGATCCCTTCCAATATTTAGACATGTAAGCCAAAGTTTGTATGTTATTCGTATGTATGTTAGAAAAAACATCTTGATTGTTAAGATCTATATATTTAAATTTCTTGACTTCTTGTATAGGTGTTATAGGTCTACTCCATAACAGAGAACCAGTTACACTAGAAGAAAAAACTTTAAATGAACCTATAAATTGCGGTTTCTTTAATATATGTGCTAATGACATTTCGTCTATGTCTGTATCGAACGCAAAATCATTTGCTATGTGAGTAAAATCTGAATAAGGATCCATTTTCTCCATGTAATTGGGAGCGTCCACTAAATTTAAATTTTGTCTAAATTGAACGGCACTCCTATCTGACAAAACTACATGGTCTGGATTGTGCAACCCAGTCCAACTTTTAATACCACTACGCAAATTATCAAGCAAATCACCGGTAAATCGTCTACCGGTGGAAAAAATGCCATCTATTGCTTTAGACGTACTACTTTTAATATTTTCAAAAAAACCTTGCGATACAAATGAACCAGGTAAAGGTGTCCAATTGACATCTACATGAGGCACATAAAATTCTAGTTCTGTAAACATAAAATGTACAGAAATGGTTAAAGCTGAAGTTGAAGAAGTGGGTCCTGCCAAAGGGTTCCACACATAAAACAATAATTCGGAATAATTATCAAACAAAGTATTAGGTGATATTGTTGTAGATTCTAAATCTATCGCTGCTAATTTACTTTGAACGTAAAAAGGAATTTCAATGGTTGCTGGTGTGGCTTCGTTAGCCAACAAAAAAGCATGAGGACAACACATTAAAGTGTTTCTAATCAAGCTTTCATCTATGTTATATTTTTTATAACCAGCAGGAATAGCACTAACCATGACACAACCCTGGTGCATAGGGGTTCCTGCAGTTTGAACTATAGCTGTTACTTTAGCTCGATAATACACGGAAGCTCTAAATGGAATTCTCGCTAATTCATTAAGTAATATTTCTTCAGGAACAAGAATTCTAGCCAAGGTTTTATTTATTGGGTCTGTCATGTTCCAATCTACTGATTTGACAAAATACGGTTTATTTAGAATTCTAGAATAATCCATCTCTAATTTTAAAGGAAGACTATCTAGTTTCGGTTGTTTAGTATATATCATGGG